NCAATCACAATCTCTATCAGTTACATCCATATCTTCGCCATAAGTCACAATTGATTTTCCATAATATTTAAAGCATTTATTACAATAACATCCTTCATCCATTCAAGCTTCACCTTCTTTAAGTTTTTTTATTTTATCTTCTGCAAATTCTAAGCTTTCTAAATCACCATAAAGTTCTTTTGATTCTTTCATAATTTCTAAAACATCTTTGAGGGTTTGTTTTCTTTGTTCTTTCTCTGCGTCCATACAATTTGATGCAATAATATCTAAAAGTTCTTGAAATGTAAATGTATATGTATATCTATTCTTATCAACAAGATTATCAACAAGAGTATCAAACTCTCCTTCCAAAAATTCCTTAAGTTCTTCTCTTAATTTTTCTTCATCCATTAAGCTTCATCAAGATATTTCTTTTTAAGTTCTTCATATTCTACATCATATAAACTTCTTGCAAATCCTAATTCTTCATCATAACCCATCATTTTCTCTAAATCTTCAAAAATCTCTTTTGCTGTTTCTTCATAAACTGCATCTCTAAGTTCTTCAAGATGTGGTTCTATGGCTTTGTATAATCCACTACCCTTTCCTTTCCTATAATCTTCTTTTAATTCTTTACTAAGGTCTTCCATTGCTTGTTCATAAGTTTTTTCTTCTGTTTCTTTGATTGCTTTATCCAAGTCTATGTTATGAGCATTAAATACATAATAATTCCATCCCCATTTTGAAGTAATTAACTTATGCATATTTTCAGATTCTTCTTTATTTCTTACTTTTTTCCATTTATATTTTTCATAAACTTTTTTCATCTCTAATCCCTCTTGCTCTCATAATAAACCAATCATTATAAAGGTTAATAGCTTTGAACCCTTTTTTTAAACAATCTTCATGAGCATAACTAACAAATCCACCAATATAATTCTCAACTTTTCCTTTCTTTAATCTACAAATTTGACATTTAACTTTTTTCATGGTTTCAACTCCCTAATGACAAATTATAGTTAAAGCTCCTGCAAGTTTGAGTAATATTATGAGAGTAAAAACAAATACAGCCATAAATACCCCAAATGCTACCATTATTACAATCAAATTTTTAATGCCCTCTATAATCTCTCTTATATGTTCTATCATCTTATCACCTTAAAATCCTCTATATTAACAAGAATCTGCTCCTCGTAGTCTTCATGTTTGTATAGTTTTCCTTTACTGATTGCCTCAGCTACTGAGATACAATAGGTTATCTCCTGCTCTCCTTCATAGTTCACTTCAATCTCCTTAACATCCCTTTCTTTTAGATGTCTTAGCACTGATAGGGCAAAGCCAAACGACTGAAATATACGGAAGAAATGGTCTGGAGTTCTATGGGTAATAAATCTATCTCCCTCTATCTTACCCACTCTTTGGCCTGTATCTAATTGAACCCAAGTCATTTCATCCTCTCAAATTTCTCAAGTACGCATGTTTTAATAAATCCTGAAAGGGTCTTTCCTTCCATAACACAATATCTCTTTAATTTATCCCTAATCTTCTTTGGTAATAGGATATGCACATCAACGATTTCTATTCCTTCCTCTCTCATCTAATACCTCCTTGATTCTATTCTACATCTTTGTATGAAGACTGTTGCTATCATTGCTGCAAATGGTTCTGGGTCAATATCTGCTTGATGGTGTTTTTCTAATAATTTTGTTATAAAATCAAAGCTTTCCTCATACCATCCATGCATGTCTTTAACTAATTCATCAACCTCTTCGTCTGTTGGTGTTATCTTAGGTTTTATTTTAATCTTATCAGCTGAAATTATATCTGTTTCTTCAATCTTTGGTTTTCCTGTAAGTGGTTTGTATTCCTCCAAACTATTGAAGTAAAAGTTTGTGAACTGTTTGTTAATTTTCTTCTCAGCTTTGACTTTCATAACAACCTCTTCTGGTGGTGCGTCCTTAATTCGTTCTGGTATTAAGTCACCCCAGTCCGATATAACCACATCAGTTCCTTCACAGTCCAATGTGAACTTCTGCGGTCTTTTTCCTTCCTTTGGTTTATATCCTGTGAATATTCCTCTTAGTTCTACAATATCATTCACTTAATTACCTCCTTTTCTATTATATTATCTATGAGTATAAAAGGAACTTTGTACCTTCTTGCTATCTTGCACTTTATCCTTTTTATAGGATATTTCTTTCTCATAAGCCAAACAGACAATTTTTGGATTGCCTCCTTGGTTTTAGAATCTATTCTTTTAGCTTCTTCTTCTCTCTTTTTATTATAATATTTATCACTCCATTTTTTAACTCTGCTTTTGTTATTATTCTTATATTCTTTTGTGTTCTCTTTGATTCTCTCTTTGTTCTTCTCATAATATCCCTTATGATAGTTTTTGTGATATTCTTTACGTGACCTTTCTCTTATCCTATGATAATGTCTTTTACATAATCCTTTGGCAAAACATTTTTCTAAACAGTCTCCATGCCAACAAGGTTCTTTTAATTTAACCATGTCCACCACCAAAAAATCCTTGTTTAACAATCTTAAGCTTTGATTTTCTCTTTTTAATGTATTCTTTAATAGCATCTATGACTCCATCATGTAAGGTCTGGTCTCTTGGAACAGCTTTTTTGAACTCATTCCACAGACTTTCAGATGGATATAAAATTAACTTGGATTTAGGTTTCTTCATTAACTATCTCCCCTTGTGTATATCCTTCTATTATCATTTTTGCTATATGTTCTCTATCAACGTCATTTATTTTTACTGTTGTCTTTAATGTCCACCAACCCATTATATCACTTCCCTAAAATTTCTTTAAGTTCTTTTCTTAATCTATTCTCATCTACGCAGTCCTTCCAGTTTGCACGTATCAACTGCCCTTCGTCTCCACCTAAGCTATCTGCAAAGGCATCAATTATCTCATCTATTTTACCCCCGCATTCTTTAATTTTATGTTTTGGAATCCAATGTTCTGCTGATAGTATTTTCTTAGGACAACTTTCCCACTCTTTAAAACTAACAATCCTTACTTCCATCTTTCCAACTCCTCTTTTAGAATCTCCTCTGGTTTAAACTCTATATCATCTATTGGGTATCTATCTTCTGTATTATAAGCCATCCATTTATACATACTCATTTCTATTCCCCCTTATATTCTTCTAGCAATTTCTTGGACAAAAATTAAATCTCCTTCAAATTCACCAGGTTTCGTTTCTTCAAATTCCTCAAGAGCATTTTCGTAGGAATTACTTTCGTGTATTATTCCTTTCTTATCAAATACAATATATCTAGTCATTTTTATTCCTCCATTGTTAAACTTTTTAAAACAGCCAGTATGTGTGAACAGTATCCCCTATGATAATCCCCAAAAGGACAACCACAATGCGCTTCTATCATAATCTCATATGTTCCACTATCTCCATCCACTTCAAACGTCCTTGTGCCGATTGATGTGGTTTCATTAACATTTAGTCTTTTAGCTTTCTCGTATTTATTCTCTGTCATTTTCTTGTGCCCCCTTATAATATTTTATTATAAGATATAATAAGCTATTCAAGTATATAAAGCTTGCTGTCTGACTGATAGCGTTTTACTAATTAGTGCAAAAGACAACGTATATATACGGGTTAGAACCTAATTTATGTTCCATGTTGAACTACCGATGTGAATCCTGCGGGGAAATAGTTCCCCAAGATAAAATTTCTAATCATACAACCACAAAACACCATGTTACTGAAAAAATTAGTTTCTATCCTGTTGATAAAAAAATGATTAAAAGAATTAAACAAAGAAGAAAAAGGGGTTGAATCCTGAGTGTTGCACTGGATTAAATTAAGGAAGTCTAAGTATTTAAATTATGGTTCTTATATATCACTATACAGATTTGGTCGGAAGTATCACAGCTCTTTCCGTAGGGTTGACTTGACAACCGTGTCTATCTAGTAGCCTGATGAAACTGAGGGAACATAAAAGAAGTTATTATCACAAGTGACTGATACGGACTACGTAGAACCTAGTGTAGGGACCAATTGATTGTAAGAAAACTCTGGAGGGACAGGTTTCAGTCAAGTCCTGCCACCTCGGACTGAACGAATGTCTCTCGAAACCCAAGGGAGGTACTTCACCCAAAAGAGACTCTTCAACAAAAAACCAAACAACACCAAGAAGGTTATCACCAGTCTTATTGTTGTTTTGTTTTTATATGTATATTTATTGCAGTTTTGTTTATAATACTTTGCTTTTTTTTCATGAATACAAAAACTATGGGGGGTATCACTAAGCAATATTCCAGTATTATTACACTAATTAATAAATGTCCCTAAATGTCCTATATCTTACACTAATTAGTAGAACTAGGAGATTAGTATCTTAATTAACTTGTCAGCAGAATGGTCCCATGTCCAAGAATCCTTAACTCTGATACCTTCCTTTCCTTTCTTCTTGACTTCCTCCTGATTATCAAAGCAATACCTTAGTTTTTTACGTAAATCTTCCTTACTAGGGATAGCCCATTTACTCTCTTCATACATAATTCCTCCAGTAGCTGGAACATATTTCTCTATCTCCATTAACCAACTGTTCTTGTCATTCACGACATCTGCCTGACCTCCAAAGGGAGGAGCAATCACTGTAGTTCCACAAGCTAGAGATTCTAGGAAAGGCATACAGAACGCATCAGCTTTTGTAGGAATGGTCATAACATCTAAAGTTCTGTAGAACTGAGCCATTAACTCTTCAGGCCATTCATTCATATAAAGACTAATCTTAGGTCTTTTATCTTTAGGAGGTAGTTTCAAAGATTCTACGTTATTTAAGATTATATCCTTTGATTGATAAGCCATATTTATCTTACAATGTAAACTGATTTTTTCTTCAGGTTTGAACTCCTCACAAAATGCTCTTAAGAGAATATCAAGTCCTTTTCTGTCATTGACTCCGTCCTTCCATCCACCTACAAAACCGACTTTGAATTTATCATCTTTTAAATCTGGATGGTCTAGTTTGTTTCCTTCTGAGACAAAAACCTCATGATTATAACCGTGAGGAACAATTTCCACTCTTTTCTTAGTCCCAGCATTTATCCAAGCATCTTTAGTATGATTAGAAGGAACTAATACACATTTAACAAACTCCTTCTCAGCTATTCTCTGCCATTGCTGAGGAACTCTGTCTCCCTCAAATACACCAAATCCATAGAAAGGTTCACACTCTCCAGAGAAATAGTCCCACATAGGAGGAACAGTTATTGCCACCATTGGTGCTCCTTTATGTGGTGGCTTTTTAATACAATCCTCCAAGAGTGGGGTTACATAATCAATCCAATTGTTAGGCATTCTGCCAGATACTTGTATACTAACATCTGCCTTCCTTGCGGTAGCTTCCGCTAGATTTTTAGTATGGACAGCATCTGCGGAGGTATGGGAAATGAATAAACCCGTGCTTAACAGAAGAAAGGTGACGCCTTACTTGTGGAAAAGCGTAATCTTAACCGCTGTTGCCCATAACAGTTCCCCAAAAGTTAATTTTCATAGTTTCAACCTTCCATTTTTCCTCCATTTAATAACTAATTTCTTAAAATGTTCATCACATCTTCTGACTTGTTCTCTATAATCTTTTGTTCTCACTCCCCCACTTGGAGCCATCTGATGCCAACAGATTGCAGAGGTATCTGTGAAGAATTTATATCCCTTCATTAACATTCTCAAACAGAAATCTGTTTCTTCTCTAAATCCTGTCATTCCATAATACTCTGGATGTAATCCCCCTTCAAAAGCTGCTTTCTTTGAAAACAGAAAGCTACTTCTTAGATGATGGCTTTCTACAATAACATTTGGATAGTAAGTGAAAGCTCCTTCATCTCCAAGTGTAAATTCTGTTCCTTCTATATTAAATTTAACTTCATTGAGCATCTTTATATCTTTAGAGTTTCTCTCCCAGACTGGTGCACCTAGAAGAGGAACAACCCCACCTATTCCTCCTACTTTTATTCCTTCCTTAGTTTTCTTCTCATACGTGCTCGCAAGGTTCTTAATATAGTCTATATCCAAAATACTGTCATCATCTATTCTTATACAAACATCATTGAAGTCGTCCTCTTTGATTGCCACGTTTCTACTATGAGCCACTCCTTTATTAGTGTCGTCTCTAACATATTTGTATCTGTGCCCACCGAGTTTAATCCTTCCTATGATATCTGAATTATACTTCCAGTCTGTTGTTGCTGGATTTGATGAGTCTACTAATATTAAATCCCATTCCTTATGCGACTGAAGTAACAAGGACGTCAGAAGTCCAAAGAGTTCCCCTGCCCTGTTCTTCGTTGCTACGTGTATACTTATCCTCATATCTAAACACCCCTACAAATACCCCCATGGAGTCATAAATTGAACTAAGGTGGGGCTTATCAGTAAGTTTAAAATTATACTTTTCAAACAACTTTATCCACCATTTCTTATTATGTCTCTGGATGTGTGTTTTATCATTCTTGCTTACATCTAAGAAATAATCATCTCCTTCTCTTCTTGTTACTGGAACTCTAACTAAAATATATTTACTTGGTGGACTTTTCTGTAATATCTCAAGCAGGAACATTGTCTCAAAAAGGGGAATATGCTCAAGAACATCAAGGAAGAATATATAATCCATGTTCTCTGACAAAAGATTCCTATTGTAATATTCGAGTTCATTTTCTAGTTCAAAGTTCCTTTTTCCAAAATCAATAGCCCAGTGTGATATATCTGTTCCCTTTATATTTCTAAATCCTCTTTCTTTAAATTCCTTCAACAGTCCTCCACAGGCGCATCCATAATCTAGTATTCTGTCGGACTTCTTCAAGCCAAAATAATTTACTAACTCCTCCACTTGATTTCTAAAAATCTTTTTTGGATAATTTCTATAGTTGCTTGTGCTTGAATCTATAAAATAATCCTTTTCAAATTTCATATAAAATCACCATGTTTATGTTTTATCAATAGGTTTTCTATCAAATCATTATGCGCCTTAAAGAAGCACTTTCCATCCTGACAGTGTTGTGTGTCAAATGGCTTAGGATTCTCCCAGATTTTGTTAACCTCACTCATATGTCCCATTCTAAAATTCTCATTGAATTTCCTGTCAATCAATGGATTTGCTGAACAGTGATAGAAATATCCGTCTGAGTTTAGGAAAGGTTTTATGTATCCCATCCAACATCTCTCTGGAAGAGTATACTCCTTTGTCTGGAAAAAGAACTTTGGAAAGTCCTTGATTAAATCAGGCACCACCTTCTTCTGCTTAGCAATCGTCTCTGTGTCAAGGCAGTTAGGAACCACCCTGACATACTCCGCATTGTATTTCTCCGCATAATTATCAATCTTCTCAAGTGTTCCTCTATTGATAGAATCCTGCCATACAAATGAAAATCCTAATGTTTTGAACTTTAGTCCATCTAGGTCAATATCTTTCACTTGGTCGAAGTTTAGAGAAATTCTAACCCATTCTAGTTTATCTAAATTCTCCTGAAGAATTACACTTTTTAGTAAAACTCCATTAGTAATTAAACCTACTTTCAACCCCAATACAACTTTACAAAGTGAGATTAATTCAACTATATCATTATAACAGGTGGGGTCTCCTCCTCCAGTAATTTCCACTGTTTTAAGTCCTAATATTCTCAACTGTTGTAAAGGTATCATCAAATCATCAAGATTTATCTCATTCATTTCTCTATCTTTAACAGAACAATAAGCACAGTTTAAATTGCATTTATCAGTAGGAGCAAGTTGCAGAGAGACAGGTCTAAAAATTCCGTCTATCATTTCTTGTAATATATATGGATGTTGCAACATTTTAGATGGTGTACTTGTAAACTTGTTTTCTAATTCTGTTCTCATTTTAAGTCCTCCTCTGTTATGTTAAAAAATTCCTTAATCCAATCAATTACTTCCTTCCATGCCCCACACTGAACACTTATAACATTTTTGGGTGTTTTATAATTGGATATCCTTTTTTCTAATTCTTTTATCCATTTAATTGCTTCTTGTCTTATCTTTTCCTTAAATTTTATAACTTGGTGTGCTTCTCTTTCGACATTATTAATCTCACTTACATCATAATTTCCTAATTCTATTTCTAAATCCTTCAAAGTTTTCAGTTTAATAGAAACATCTCCTTTAATTTCTCTGGATACTTTCGGTCATAGGGAAATATCTTCCTAGGATTCAAAAAAGGTTCAGTTGGGTAAGTTCCAAACAAATGAGAATCTTTATACCATTTGAGATATTGGGGAGTGTGCATTTCTAGTTTTTTCATGTTTCTCTTATATTTATTTACTATATTTTTCAATTGTCTTACATATCCTAAGTGATATATTTGTATTCCAGGAATCATTGCACTGGTCTTCCCTCCTATTGGTAATCCATGCATTGTCATTGGTGGGAATTTTATTTTCCCATTGTTTTTTACTATCCTGTGCAACCAAATATGATGTTCTTCAGTCGCATCAATAAGACCTAAATGATAAATGAAATGTACTCCTTCTAAATCCCAACAATCAATATGGGGTCGTCTTTTTATTTCTTGTTTTATCATATATTTATAGTCTCCAAGAATCTCATCAGCATCCAAGTTTAAAATATAATCACCCATTGCCTGTTCCATAGCAAAGTTCCTCTGGTCAGTATATTGATATGAATCATACCACTTCCTTGTAAATACTTTTATCTTTTTGTTTAAGTTAAACTCATCAGCGATATATTCTGCATCTTTAGAGCCACCATCAACTACTATAATCTCATCTCCTATCTTTAAAGCTTCCTCAATACAATCTTTAAGGAAGAAATCCTTCTCATTCTGAGTCAAAATACAAACTGAGAGTTTCATTATTAATCAGCCACCCATACAATCCCAAATAATATTAGGATATATACTATCACCTCAAGTGGGTAAAGTATAATAAAAATCCACCAGGGGAAAATCTCAGTATGATTAAATATCAACATTACAGCCCATATAATCAATAGTATTGTACTTAACATTGGCATATTAATCCTCCAAAGTCTTATCAATTAATTTCTTCCACATAGGGAATACTACACTCCAGTCATAATCTTTTACAACAAACTTTCTTCCTCTCTCCCCCATCTTCTTTAACTCATCTCTATGTTCATACAAATAACAAAGTCCTTCTGTAAATTTCTTTTTGTCAACCATTCCTCTATAAACATTATAAGTTCCTACTATTTCATTTGCAATTGGAATAGCAAGTCCTGTTTTAGGCTCTGCAATCAATTCATTAGTTGTTGTATAATCTGTTGCTATACAGGGAGTTCCTGCTGACTGTGCTTCTATTGTTGGAATCCCAAATCCTTCCCCAGAAGTCGTTAAAGCATGTACATCCATGAGATTATAGACCTCATTCATAGTTGCCTCATCAAATCCATAGAAGTATCTCATACCACTCCATACTACTCTTCCATGTAAATCATATCTGTTCATTAAATCTCCTATCTCAACTCCTGGATTTGCTGGGTCAGTTGGGTCAGAATGTAATAAAAGAACTGAGTCTCTGTGAATGTTCTTAAAGTCTGCAAATGCTCTGAACAGTTCTGCCATCATCTTTCTTCCTTGGAATCTTGCAACTGTCCCGACTATGAACTTGTTTTCTAATTCAATTCCTAAACGCTTGCTCCATTTTTGCCTTAAAGCGACCTTATCTTTTATTGGAAAATATATATTCGTATTAGTTCCATGTGGAACATATTCTACATCATAATCATAGAGTTCTTTGGCTTGAGCTTGTCCGTGCTTACTCATAGCAACTATAACATCTGCTTTGTCCCATGCGTTTCTAAAATTCAGAGGCATATGTTCTCCATCACTTGGATAGTATATCATCACTTTAGAAGGAGCAAAATCTATCTCTCTGAAATATGGAATCATAAACATATCACAGAGAGTGAAGAACAAATCTGGTTTTACTTTCTTTAGCCAATGGGGAAGCATCTCTTGACCAAACGAACTTCTTGGTGTATTAGGCCATAGTTTAAAGTTAAGCTCACTTCCGTCTTCAAAGACTGCTTTCTTAAGGGGCTGTCCCCAAAACTGCCATCCAAAGTAATTAACATCATAATAAGGATATTCAGAAAATCTTCTTGAAATTCCTCTAAGCTGGTTTGCGAATCCAGTTATAATTATAGGGCTATCACCCATGAATAATAGAGTTTGCTTATCCAACTGCTACACTTCCTAAAATTAAATTATTTCCTGACTCTTCTATTGTTACAAATGTATCTTTCCACTTTTCTATGATACTAATAGGAATCGTTACGCCAAACCAATCTTTTCCATGAGCAGAAGAGAGCTTTCTAACCTTATAAGTTTGCATTAGGTCACCAGCTATATAGAAGGATAATCCCTTTATAACTCTTTCTATATAGCGGACTTTATAGAAGAAGTAACCCAGCGTCGTCACGTCTGACAAGGCTGGGGATTCTATAACCCAGCATTCTACCCGTCAGCTTCATACTGGGGACTTTATCCTTCTCGCACATTACCTTAAAGAAGGCCAATCCTTTAAGTGTTGCAACTGTAATGTGCAATATATTTTATACTATTAGAGTATTTAAACTTATTCATTAATATTAATAGAATAGTCAAGATTATAGGTTATTAGAATCTCAGTATCAGAGTCCTTAGTAATTGCAGTATGTTTATTTCTAATAAACAGACTTCCACTTGTCAGAGAATCAAAAACTCCATTTTCATTGATTTTATTCCCATAGACCTTGAACACAAAGTCTGTATTTGTATCTGGAGTCCAATTAGAACCTCCATCAGTAGAAGATATCTTATTTCCACTTCCATATGTTGGAGAACTTGCATCTGCGCCCCACATATAAACAGAACCTGAATCTGCTCCACTTGCATGCACAACAAAATGGTAGGTAGTATTTGCAGTTAATGCTGGTGGATTTCCAAACACTCCAGATTTCCAATCATAAGAAGTTTCATAAAAATCTGCTATTGATGTTGAGCCATTTGTAATTATATTCCCACTTGGAACTCCTCCTCCAGTATCTGGTCGGATTTCTATGTTAATATCTGGAGCTGGAGAACCAGAATCAAATTTTGAATACATTCTAACTTGTGTTATATTTGTATCAACAGGAACCTGGAAGGATTGAGATAACCAGTTTGTGCTTCCTAAATTTGTGTCAGTATCATAGGTTTCCGAACCAGTATTAGCAGTAGTTAACAAATCATTTGCATCTGTTGAAGCAAACCAGAATTCTGTTGTGAGTCTATTAGTAGTTCTATCTAAAGTCTCTGTTTGGGCTGCCTTTCTTGTTATTTCTCCTGGTTGAATTAAGTCCGTATCAGAGACACTCTCGGCTTGAGTGGATGTTCCTAAGTCTATGTAATATGTTAGTCCACTGAGCCAGTCCTCTACTTGAGTCTCTTGTTGCTCTTTGAATTGATTTGTAATAGCCAATTCTACCACCTATTAAATGAAAACCAAAAAATAAATGGCTTAAGGGTTTTTTGAAGTGGGATTATTACCTACCTTATAAGGCTCTTCCAATTCCATCTTCAACTGCTCCGGTTGCGTACCATGTTGTTATTAGACTAAATACATACACCATTAACTGTTCTGCTCCTTCTACTGCACCTTCGCCTGTTTCTCCTAATGGTACTTGGTCAAACATTGTGAAAGCAATTGCACCAACGATTCCTGATAGCACCATACTACCTACGAATCTTACTATGTTGAACTTAAATTTGTTTTCAGATGTGTGCTTTGCTAACCCTCTGACTGACCTTGCAATTCCTAGAACAAATCCTTCTATAAATTTTGCAATTAAATAATCCATTCTTTTCACCTAGGTTAGTATCAATCTAATCTTAAATATTTTGCAATCACTGCAATTCTTTGGGTATTTGTAGAGGCTTCTTGATATAATGTTCTAAATTTTCTTCTTCTTTCACGCCTTCTCATGTTTCTTAACATGAAAAGATGTAATCTCTTTGGAACATCTTTTTTCTTTATTTTTAAGGTTTCTCCATGTCCTTCCCAATTGCAGTATCTTACTCCTTCTTCCTTAGTTTCCCTATAATTTACCATATTAATCAGCTATCCATTTAGTAGCGTAGTAATGTACTTGTGGTGTGACACTACCATTGTTAGTTGTCATATCAAATTTGACTTTGAGTAAACTGCCTGTATTTGTAAATTCATGCCATTCAAGATTCGTCACAGTCTCCCAGTTTGCTCCACTATCTGCTGAGAGATATCCTGTTATAGTCCCACCATCTGAAACTGTTCCGCTCCAATATAATATTCCGTGAGTTATCTCACTTCCAATATCTGCTACCGCACTTGATATGAAAGTTCCAGTAGGTTGATACCATACTTTGAAATCATTATCTGCAATAACATCTCCTTTCATATATCTGAATTCGTCAACAACTGCCCTGAATGGTTGTTGTACACCAACTCCTGGTTGAACACCATTAAGCATATATGAACTTAATTGTGCGGGTAATGCTGCAGATGTTCCAGAAAATTGTAGTTCTCCATTTACGTATAAGAATCTATCTGTTCCATCCCATGTTACTGCAACATGATACCATTTATCATTCCAGAAGTAATGACTTCCAGCTCTAGCTTCTGCGTTTACTTGATAATTAATTGACGCATTAAGTACATTTATGTAGGTTTGTTGATTTGCTACTCCTCCATGACTTATTAATCTTGTTATCCCACCAGGATTATCAGCATATGGTTTAAACCAGATTTCCATAGTTCCAGAAGGTACGCTATAAAATTCTGGACTTCCTCCATTTGCAAATGTAATGGCATCTGTTGTTCCTCCAGAAGTTTCTATTCCAGATGCACCAAGGAATCCATTTTGGGTAAACCAGACAGCGTTTTGGTTTATACCAAAGTGATTTGCCTTGCTTCCTGTTACATCATCCCAAATATAAGGACTACCAGTAGAATCATTCATATGAAAGAGATATTCAGTATTGGTTCCAGAAGCGTACTCACTTCCAACAGCAGTAATTCTCATATCCCATTTATATATAACTGTTGTTCCAGAAGAAGCCGTCCTATCGGTCTTAGATAAATCATCAAAAAAGTCCCACTCAACATTTTGATATGATTGGTCCAAACTATTCCCACTATCGTGAACAATCAAATGGTCTGCGAAATTTTGAAAAGAAGCTGTCTCTAATACTACTTCTTCCCCCTCAGCTACATATCCGTCTCTCAATGTCATGATGCCTCCTCCACTAATGTCTCCCATCCACTTCTATTATCTTTTCCCCAGAGAGATGTTCCTGAGCCCCAAATTGCATACTTGTGACCCCATATGAAAGAGTTATCAGCTCCAGACTTGAATTGAATCTTATGAAGAGTCATGTTGTCTTTCTTATTATAACTATGGGTATATGACTTTATATTAGTTACTACCTCTACATCTCCTCCAAGTGCTCTCTCAAGCTTCTTAACTCTCTCATCAATTCCTTTTATGTAATCATAAGACCTATATTCTTCAGTTCCCACTACAATTTCTGTGGTAGCTTCAGGATATCTCATTCTCACATCTTTCATAACAAAGGTCTCATCAATATTAGCAAAACTATCTACAACTCTACAAGTCTGTCCTGGTTCTAATGTCAATTCTTCTGTAAGTATTTTTCCTTGAGTAAATGGTGTAGAATACTGTTGTAAATATTTATTAGCATATTCTCTGGCGTCATCTCTTGTTTTTAGAGTTCTATCGTAAAGAATAATATCGTGCTGCCCATAATTTGTAATAGAAGGACCATCTTCCATCTCTATTTTTATTGGAACCGCATAATCGTATGATGTTGTGATATCATCTCCACTTGTCCACGCTCCCACTGTAATAATTTGTTGAGCTTCTCCGTCCACATAATAAGCAGGATTTGTTGTTACGTCCTCTAATCCTCCTTTTTGTTCTATTCCTTCTCTTGTTACCCTTGTAAAAGTTGCAGGTTTGTATGTTAAAGTATACACACTTCCTATTCCATCTGCTTCAAAAGTATCATCTTCTGTTGTAAAGTTTCTTTTATCTCCAACAACAGTTACGGAATTCTTAAGCTTTGTTTTATCAAATTTCCATTGCCCAAGCTTCCTACAATTACTTCCAACTGTGAATGTAAAACCTGATGCTGTACTTCCTTTTGGTTCAAAGTAAAATACTCCATTAATGTCTGTATAAAATTGCCAATTTAATGTATCAGCTAATTTTTTAATAAGGTCGTAAGCAACTTCTTCATCACAAACAAATTTTTCTAAAGTAATAGAAGTGGATGTAACTCCCGAACTATCTAAAGTTGTGAAGTCATTTATAATATCTGTAACAATAGAAGAAATAGTCTGGCTTCTGTAAGTTTCTAAAACATTGATTCTCATAAGTTCATATCCTAGGTCTTTGCAGGTTATTTTTCCACTCACTTGCCTATCAACCAGTTCTACATATCCATCAAAGACTTTAGTGTCATTCAAATAAATCTTAATTCTTTTTCCTGGATTTAATTCAGGATAATCGTCTAAAGGTTTCTTAATTACCATTATTCTCGCCATGTCAATTGCTTTTCCTGCTGTCTTATCTATTTCCCAATCAGTAATGTTTTTTTCTATTGCACTATTAATGCAACAGCCAACAAAGAAATTATCAACTAAAATATCGTTTAAAGTATCCGTATTGCTATCAAAAATTACTTCTATTCTAATTGAATCTATACTTGCAAAATCGGTTGTCCCATCTGTTGCTGTCGGTGAGTCTAAGTCTAAGAAGATAAGGTTCCATCCGTTAGTCAGATAACTATCTGCAATATCATACCTTGAATAGTTTGTAGTAAAGTTTGCATCAGACCCTAACCAGATTCTAACTTTATCAACATTTGTAATGTCACTTATGTTTACCCATCCACAGATTGCCCATTTATTTTCATAAGTACTTAAGTCCGCTGCTGCTAAACTTGTGTTCTCTATGTAAGCATTTGTGCCCCCTGTTCCAGATTTGTCAAAGCTGAGGCTGAAGCTTCCTTCCACTCTTGTTGTGGAAGTTGCTAGTCCACTTCCCTGTCCGCCTGCTGACCAGTTACTTGTTGATTCCATGTCCCAGTCTGCGTGCTGGAAGATGTTGACTTCGACATCCGATTTGTATGCCATTCTTCTAATCTCCTCTCTAATCTTTCAATTGCATAATTTATTCTTTGAATCTCTGTTACCAATATCTTAAACTGTCTCATATCTAGTTTAATCTCACCTTCCTCAGAAGATGTCAATAATATCACCTGCTATGAAACTTATGTTAACTCTTACTATCAAGTTCTCTGCTGAATCTGTTTGTCCACCTAAGGTTGAATCTGTTTCCCAGTCCCAATTCTCTATGACTGCATCTCCAAATGCTGTTCCTCTACCAAAAGGTAACTCTAGCTTTTTTCCTGAACCTTGTCTTGCGTTAGCCCAAGTATCCATCTGAGCTAAGAAATTTGTTACCTCTGTAGTTGTTCCTGTGTAATGTGTTGTTATGCTAAGTCTTTTTGTCAGCCCTCCAAGGTCGTATATTTTTGCTTGAGTTTCCCCGGGAATTGGAAAGGTAGTTAATCCAGCTTGTCTTGTCTCTCTAACACTCTGAGCTTCTCCTAAACTTACATTATCGTATTTTATAAATACCATTAGAATCTTGCCTCCCTACCCACGTCAACATTAAATATATCATTTACTTGCTGTTTTACAAATCCTGTTACTCGACCCATAATACCTCCAGGTGCTCCACCTAATCCTGCCATTTCTTGTTTGAGAATTCTAACTTCTGCTATTGCCTGTCTCACAGGTTCTAAGATATTTGTCATTATACTTGTCTTTACTTGTGTTGAACTTTCTTGTGTAGAGGTTCTCATCTTTAAAAAGTTTTCAAACCAAGTCTTTCCAAGGTTTTCCGTTGTTTCCACTGTCCCAAACAAATTACCTGTTAAACCCATCATCTGTTCCGCAACTTGTTGCACAGCAGGTATTACATCATCTGCCATTGCTTGTGCTTCTTCATCTGTTATTCTAAATTGGTCTGCCCATTGACCCATAGTAGTAGATGCATCTACAAGTGTTGTAGCTACAAATGAATCAATAGCTTCTTTTCTTTTTCTAAACTCATCCGCACCCACTATTCCTAAAATATCTTCCATAGGGGCTCCTGCTGTTTGCTTAATTTGGTCCCAATTTGCTTCAAACTCTTTGTTGAATGTTCTAATGGCATCAATCAATTTAAACCATTTATCTCTAATTGGTTCAGCTTTGAATTCTGCTAAAACCCTTTCTAAGTCTTCCATTGCTGGGATTAATCCTTCAATAGCTTCTTTCCCCTTTGTAGCTTCTTCATAAGCTATAGCTCCACCAATAGCTGCAGCTGCAGCTGGTGGACCTAAAAACTTTGCCAGAACTCCTAATCCTGCAAATCCTGCAGATATTGCAGACACTATAGTTGTAGTAACTTTAGCAAGTGCCCCTGCTCCTAATGCACCTGCTGCTACTCCTGCAACTCCTCCCCCACCAGTAATTGCACCAATTACTCCTCTTCCAATTTCTATTGCTTTCAATGCAATTAAAGTAGTGAGGATTGCTCCAAGGATTATAAGAACTTCAGGCATATTCTTGTTCATCCACATCACAACTTTAAGAAGCCAAACAGCCACAGGCATTAATAGTGAAGCAAGAAAAATAGAGAAAGGAAGGAAGAATATTTGTAAGGTTTTCGATAATACCTCAAATACACCCTGCATGGGCTTTCCAAGTAAATCTTCCAAGGTCCCTCTTACTTCCTTAAATCCTTTTATTAAAATACCAACTACACCTACACCTACACCAAGACCAAGTAATTGATTCATAATTCCTGACCTTTTATTCATCTCCTGCATTTCTTCAATTACATCTTTCTCCCACTTTCGAAGTTTTGGTTGAGCAAAGGCTGTCTCAAAAGTACCTATTGCTTTTTCCAGTTCTTTCTTAAGCTCTGAAGCGTCTGCTTTTATTTTGACTCTCAATCCTACTTCTGGCATATTCTTCCGCCTCTTTTTTCTCTTCTTCTTCCATTATTTCTAAAAATGCACCCATTAAATCTGATTTTTCCTTATATATCTGCGAGGGTAATTTCTTGAATTTTACGCATAGCTTGTATATCTGCCATAGCTCAATCAATTCTGGGTCTGTCGTAAATCCTACTCTGCTTGCTCCTCTGATTTGTCCTCGCTTTCTACTAAAGGGTACAGTTTATCTATCTCCCTCACAATCAACTCAAAATCACTTTTCTTGAGTTTCTTAATCTCTTCCATATTTTTCAAGGATGCTGGCGACTCGATTGAATAAAATACCCTCCATTCTACTAATGCCCATGGGTCTACATCCACAGAGGGTGTAGCAGCCCTTCCTACTCCTTTCACACTATATTTAGAGGCTTTTCTCCTCATATCGTGGTCTTCTCCAACCTCCATTTCTCTAAGGGTTACTTCTACATCTTTCCATTTTCCCTTCTTAAGTTTAACCAAATCATCACCTCACTTGGCTCTAACATAGTTCTCACTTGAACTACATTGGACTTCCACCGTCTACAACCACTATGCTTCCTGTTTTTGGTTTGAATGTCATTGTTTGTTCCATTACTCCAGTTGATGGTGCGTTTATTGGAGCAGATTCAAGTTTTGCGTCATAATAGTCAAATTGTGCATAATCTGTTCCTGATGTCCTGATTAGTTGTAATTGTATGTCAATCTCACTTCCTGCTTTTACATAATCAAACCATTTAGTCTCTGTTGCATTCACTGTCATTGTTACTCTATAGTCTCTTCCTGTTTCAATTGGCTCAGCTATTTCTTCTCCTACTCCTGCTTGGTCTACATAGTGTTGGTTCACAAAGTTTCTGTTTAACTCTGCTTCAAAGGAAGTAATCTCTGCTATCACATCTGGACTTCCATCATTTAATGTAACTTTTCCGTGATGGAAGATAAATGGTGTTGTGTAGTTTGGACTTCCTGATTCTATTACTGCTGACTTCTCTCCATCTGTTGAACTTGTTACGTCCTGAGCTACCCAGTCCATAGTACACATTACTGGTTCTCCTTGTGTTGCCCTTATTGCATACCTATTAATCTTTGCTCCTGTGTATCTTCTCAACCAGTCATTTGTAGCTCCACTTATTGCCTGAGCAAGCTCAAAGGTGACAGACTCTAAGGTATCATCTGCTTTCATAGTATGTGTGTATGTAGGACTTCCTGTTGTTGTTGGGGCTCCCATTACATACTTAAACATTGCTCCTCTTTGGATGAAAAATTCCATTGTTCCTGCAATATCCCATCCTCCTTTCACTACCTGTGCGTAATCCTGTCCTTTTCCTATTGCTCTTATATTATGGAGTTTTGCTGTCTCTGTTGGGTTGAAATTCTGAACCAAACCTATCCAGCTTCTTGTTCCTGATTGGTCTATTCCATACGACCCTGTAGTTTCTTCTTGGAAACATACTTGGTTTAAATCTCCGATATATACCATTTAAATCACTTTTTAGCATTATCCTGTTACCAAATCATATTGTACTGTAATTGTCTTTCTGTTTATACCTTCTGCTTGTTGTGCATTATTATCAAAGGCATTTGTTCTTATGTAATTATACATCTTATCATCAACCAACTCTAACCTATTTATTCTTAATACATTTAACACACTGTCTGTTATTATATCCCTTTCTCTTGTGGATTTAGAGAATATATCTATCTCAAGTTCCATTGTTGATATCTCTCCTTCTGAACGCATACCAAGACCTCTTGCAGTATCTCCTGAATGTGTTATTGCTATCAAAGGATATTCTATTCTTGTTGAAAGTTCTGGATAGCTTGTGAATATCCATTGTGTTGCTACTCTAGTTGCTGTCTTTGGGTCTGTAACATTTGCTCTAAGCAAATCCCTTATCTTCAATACTACATCATGTATTCTTGTTGCGTATGCTATTGCTGCCATCTAATCACTTAACTTAATGTTGTTAATTGTCTTCCTATCTCCCTAAGTTCCAAAACAGTACATTCATTCTGAGTCACTTTAACTATTCTCCCATCTGTCTCTATAACTACTTTTCTTAGTTTTGATTGTGTATTTATTTGTGGAACTTCTATCTTCTTCTCTTCTTTTTCCTCTACCATGAACTATTCCACCCCACCATGCTTTTCATTACAGTCTATGGATATTATTAACTTAGCAGTTATATCCAAAGGGACTTCAACATTGAGTTCCTCAATATGAACCCATGTTCCTCCATCTTTTCTGTATGCAATTTCATATATCCCCGATGTTACTTCAGGGTATATTTTCTGTCCAATTGTTTTTTTCATGACTGACATAAATTAAACCTCCTATACATTACTTATACCTAAAATACAGTCCTACGACATGGAATGTTTTATTATTACCATTAGTACCATTATCACCAAATCTAACACCAACATGGTCACCAGCAGTAAGACCTGCTGCAAATCCACCTGTGATATCATGTTCATAAAATCTATTTGCAACTGTTGCAAACTGACTTGGCCCAGTGCTTCCCGTCCTCTGATTTGGAGCTCCTCCTGGAGGTCCCCAATTTGTAGTACTTTTAACTGCCACATAAGCATTCTCTGTTGAAATTAGTGTAACTACAACCTGTGTTAAACTAGTAAAATCAGCAGGGACATGAAAATACATGTTAACATATTCACCCGACGCACCTATGCAGCTCCATACAGGAAAGGTAAATGATTCTATGTGCGCCCCTGTCCCGTAAGTTGGAGGAACAAAGAATTCTCTTGTTGGTTTTAATAAGATGTCGTTACCAGCATCATCTGTAAACCAAGGCTCATTTGGGGTCGTATTCTTAACCCAGAACTGACCGTAAGCTGCTGTATCTGCATTTGCTGATGCCTGTTCCTTTAAATCTACAGTTCCTTCAACTGTAAGAAGTTGATTTGGGGTTTCTGTTCCAATACCAACTTCTCCACTACTTAAGATACTAATATCTGTTCTCCATGCTGAAGATATAACTTGTTGGAAGAAAACCTTATTACCAGTTGCCTTTTTTATTATCATAAAGTAATCAGCATCATTGTCTGCACTATCTGCAATCAATTGAAAGCGTGCATCTTGGTTATTAGGTCCTTCTATACGGACTGTGGTAGAACCGCTAGGACCAAGTACGTATAATTCTGCACCACTCCAAGGAGCAATTCCAATACCAATTGTCCCCCCAATATATGCATTCCCAACTACATGCAATTTATAACTTGGAACATCACCAATACCTAAATTCCCGCTGTGGTCAAGCCACATTTTACTACCAGCTACTCCTGCATTATATGTTCCAAATAATATTCCCCCCGTATTGTCAGCACCATCTCTATATCCTCCAAAATAGCTTATTGCTCCAGTAAGGTCTGTTAATCCACTACTATCTGTGATTACAAACTGAAAGGATGGGCCAGCACCATCAGATAGTGTACCTGTTGTAGTTAGCTTTAACATACATGTATTAAGAAGAGTGTCATAATTTCCAGTAACACTTCTTTCACTTCTAAGAACTGGATAGGTTGCTCCTACAACGTCTAATGTTGCTGCTGGAGGGTCAACCCCAATTCCTATTGATTGGTCAGTGGTTGAACCCCTGTCACAAACATCATCTAATGTGTCTGCCCCTCCAGCAGAACTCCATGATAAGTTACCACTGCCATCAGTGGTTAAAACTTCATTAAGACCCCCATCTGTAGCTGGTAATATCCAAATCTTATTCGCACCTAAAGCTGGCGCTTTAAAACCAATATAATTAACTCCTTCATAAAATCTTAATTCTTTATTGCTACCAAGTTTTAAATCTCCAGTTGTTGTAATATTGTTTATTCCTGTAATATTACAACTATCATCTATACAGACTGTACAATCTTGCACTAGGTTTCCTGTTGTTCCATCCCATCTTAAGATACCTTCATCTGTCGAAGAACTTGTATTCCTTATTCCATTTGCATAAAATTGCATTTTCTAAACCTCTATATAACTTACAGTTGCCGTTTTTGCAGCAGCACAAACTCCTTCAATTCTATCTATAACATCCAAAAATATCCCATCTCCTTTTAATAATTCAAATCCAGTAGTTATTGATACTGGAGAACCAGCAACATAACAAGCAGAAATACCAAGATTTTTAATTAATACCCCAAACATTCTATTTGCATTTGCTGCTATTATTTGAGTTCCAGTCGAATTAAGGTCTACGTGATTATAATCACTTAATGAACCTATACTAGTTATAACATTAGTGGCTACAGACCCAGCTATGGATGTATTTAATGCTACCATTGTTCCACTTTTTGTGTACGTTGCATTACTTCCCGTTATTGGCTCATGAAGAACTTCTGCCATCATTCCCACCTTATTTTTATTTCAACCCTCTTATCTGGAGTTCCTTTTAATAAAATTGTTAAAGCATCATTTAGATAATATTCTCCTTCTCCAGAGATTACCATTTTTTCATCTGGTCCAGGGGGTCTTTTCTCATAAGGAGGGGGAATAACTCTAACATAGAATAAACCAGGCATTGTTAAATCTGGTTTTTCAAAAATTAAGAAATTGTCCTCATCATAGACTTTTATATTTAAAATTTGGGGAAGTTCAGGAATAACCTTTATACATTTCAAAGTCCCCATTACTTTTCTATCCATTACATGCTTCACTTCCCCTGTTTCTGGGAAAGCGATTGTTATGGAGTACTCTTTGATTTCTGCCTCACTTAGCAGATGTACTTCTTCATTTGGCATATGTATCTCCTCACTTAGAGAACATCTTTATATTATCTACTATTTTAGGAATGTTCTTGAAAATTGACCTCTTCACAAAGAAGACAGGCCTTTGGAAGTAGAATCTTCCTAACTTATCTCTTCCAATAAATCCATATTCAATTCTGTTAGCATAAGGTAATCTGCTTATTAGTTCATATTCATCTTCTTTTATCTTTTTTGTATGTAATGATGATTTTAATGCTCCTGTATCTACTGGACATGCGATTTTCGAATCTGCTAGTATATCAAAGACTGTTTTTTCGAACCCTTTTGATATCGCTTCCTTTAATCCCTCTTGAGATTCGAACTCAACTCTAATTTCCATTTCAATCTCCTATGTCATATTCTTTTTTCAAGATACATGTGTATGCTGTAATACTTCCTCCCATCCTCACGGATTCCTTCCCTACTATCCAGTAGTCTTTGTCTTGCCATGTGATTATATCATCATTAAATATGCTTCCGTCAACTTTGAATGAACATCTTAAGTTCTCTGGGTCTCTTAGTCCTTCTGGCATTCTTTGTAAATCCTCTGGGTTTACGTTGTTTATTATCATTCTAACTGCTGTTGAGCCTGTTAGTGTCCTGACTTTCTCATCATACTCATTTGAGCCTATTGTGAATATCTTCTTGTAAACATCATCTCCTATTCTGTCAATCATCTGACTATAATGAACTTCAAACACTTCAAACACCATATATTTTGTTTAATAATCCACTGTCTGCCTTAATCTCTGCTGAAAATCTCTCATATTCTTGAAGCCATGCTGTTGGTTCTCCAAATGTTATATTTGTTCCTCCTGCTCCGAAGTTTGTTGTATTTCCTCTTAATCTTAGTTCGCCATAGTGGGCAGTTAAATATGATGAAAGATTTCTCAATTGTGCTGCTGTTCCAGTTAATCCCTCCTGTTCAATCCTAGCATCTGCCAAATTAATCAAACTACCAATTACTGCATCGCTTAGCTGACCTGTACTCCATCCAGTTACAGCTCTCACATCATCTGCTGTTGAGTTTGCCATTATAACCACTTTATAATTATTCCTAATACTGAGATTATTGTACCAGATACCACCACTAATCCAGCCCAGAATCTCTTATGATTGTTTATATGATTATCAAGTCTGCTAATGTATTTTATATATGCGCTATCCATCTTCGTAAGCTTCTTTCTATTTTCCTTTACATCTATCCTAATATCCCTGATTGACTCCTCAATAAAGTCCACACTCGCTTTAAGCTCTCCCAAGAGCATACCATTCTTATCTACCATCTAAATCACTCATAATAGAAAGTTATTCCAGAGATATATTTGGTATTTCCAAGGCCAGAGGCTGCAAAGTGTAACTCATCAACCAATGCGTATTTCTCCCATACGTTTCCACTTCCCCCTATTAAAGTAACGCCTGCGTTATTTTGGATATTTACTCTTGGGTAACTTATACTTGGACTAGTTCCACTGAAGGCTGTCTTAGAAAGAAGTGTTTCTCCTGTCCCACTTGTAAGTAAATATATAGAACCATTTCCATGGTCTCCACTAACTACCGTAACTTTATTTAATCTTCCTTGTATAGCATGGGCTGTATATAAATCTAAATTACCACTGTTGTCTGAATATACTTGTGCACCACTAGCACCTTGAAAGATATATCTCTTAACATCTGTACTCATGAAATCACCTTTTCTACTCAAAGGGATTAAAACCAAAAAGGTTACCAAAAAAATAATGGCTTCAAACTTGATTTTACAAAGCTCCTGAACCTATTGCTATCCAATGGAATTTCTTGCTTGCAGTTTCCCCAAGTATATTAACGCTTCCTGCACCGATTGGACTTCCACATATTGCTGCTACAGTATTATCTATATAGGTTGCAACTACATGCGGAGCTGCTGCGAAAGCATTCCCGAAGACAACCCAAACACTTGAACCCGCACCCAATGTTCCTTCTCCACTTAGGATGCTCCTTCCATATGCTGGAGGAGAACCTGTTCCAATTATTGAATGCTTATCTGCAATAACTTGTCCACCTGAGATATTTACTGACAATACTGCTCCAGAACCTATCTCAACAGCTTCAATTACTGGTTGTGTCCCTGATAGGTCGTCTACTACTACTTGTGCTCTTTTAAGTCCATCTCTTATATTTGTCATGTCTTAGTTCACCTCAGGAAGTTGTTATCAAGACAATTGCATCGGCTCTTAGTTGTCTTGCCTTAAACCTTTGGGTAACGACTGCTCCTGAGAGGTCATGCACTTGGTCGTCATAGTTCTCAACAGTGACTGGTCTCTTCTCTGCAATAACAAATGCGTGCTCTGGGTCAATTATGTAAGAGTACTTTGTATAAGTTGCTGGTGTTGGGGTGGAATTAGCTGAGAATCTTCTTACTTTCATTCCAAATATTGTTCCGATAAGTCCGTTCTCAAATGCCTCTCTTGTACCAAGCTTGTCTGCCTCTACAAAAGTATCTATGTTTCTTAAGTCATTTGCAACTTCTGGTCCAACGTACATTATTTTTGGATTATAATCCTCGTCTTCCAAATATTGCATTGCTCTTGTTATGTCAGAGATTGTGATTGCTGCTCCACCTGCTTGAGTATTTGTTGCATTGTCCAAAGCATCCTCAATTATCTTTGTATCCTCATTGTAAGCCATTTCAAGTCCGGCCTGTCTGATGTTGTAAGCGAGGACGTCCCACTTTCCATCTTCAATCATTTCTTTTGTTGCTGCTATTCTTAGACCATACTTCTGTGGCTTCATGTTAAAGGATGTGAACTCAATTGGTCCGAATGGTACTGCTGCTCCTTCTGCTATTAACCTTACTTTCATAGTTTTTGGACTTGCAAGGTTGATATCAATAGAGCTACCTGGAATCTGACCTGGTCCTATAGGTATTGCAGCATCTTGTCTACCAATTCTTGTTCTAACAACAGGGTCGATTAAGGTGTCATAGATTTTCTTCTCTATAAGGAGCTCTCCTTCAGTAGCTATATCTCTTGTCAAAAGTTCTTTTACATATTGATATGGCATTTCTCTTCACCTCAAATGTTTAGGGAAATCACTGCAAACTGTGCATTTGCTGTAGCACTGTTTAATGATTTTCCTATTGGGAAGACTGAACCTGCTCCCGCAGTCAAATCTTCGACACATGCGTTGTTGTGGCTTATTGCCCCACCAACACCATAGCCTACTGCGTAGACACTCTTTCCTGCTGCGATTCCATTTGAACCTGCTGGTAAGATAACAATTCCTCTCTTCATGACACTAACTTCATTTCCACTTGATGCATCTACCATGGCCAATCCAACGCACAACTGTTTAATTACGGCTGCACTTGAACCTGCCACAACAACTATTTCTTTTCCATCAAAAGTTGTGTGTCTGCTTCCAACTGAGTTGAAAGTGTTTGCTCCAGAGATTGGATAGACTAGGTCTCCTGCCAGGATGCTTCCACCGGCAAATGCTGTGAATGCTTTTGCATCGCCATCATCGATATATACTGCTGAATCGTATGCCATATTTATTCACCCTTCATTCTTAGGTATTCTCCTAAGTTTTTAGCAGTTCCAAGTCTCTCATCATAGAAACTTGTACCTTCTCTACCTTTCTGTATCCTGAAAGTTTCGCTAATGTTCTTAGCTTTCTCTGATGCTATCCTACCTTTTAGCTTTGGAGTAATACTATTTATTCTGCTTTCCAAAACTCTGAGTTGCTTCTTCAATGCTTCTGTCTCAACTTTCTTTTCCTCTTCAGGAGGCTTTACTTCTTCAGGCTTTGGTTCTTCTTCTTGTTCCTCAGCTCCAAGTTTAGCTTTTAGTTTTTCAACTTCAGCTTTGAGTTTTTCAATTTCTGCCTTGAGAACTTCCATTTCTCCTAGTTGTTCTTCAGGCTTTTCTGGTTCTGGCTCTAACTTTGGAACTTCGGCTTCTGGCTCTTGTACCATAAAAGCTTCACCTCTAGTTTTTATCATCTCTTGTAAAGTTGCCACATATGAATTATTAGTTACTGTTGCATTGGGCACACCATGAATGGCGACTAAGGACAACTCCACAAATTCAATACCCTTAGCAATAACATAATTAACATTCTCTTTTGTTTCTTTTGCAAGTTCTTTAACTCTTGCTCCAATAGACACTTGCTTAATCCTTCCATCATTAATCATTTCTTTCATCTTTTCATCCATTATCTGTCCTCTGTACTTAACTGACTTTGAGGACTCATCAAAATAAGCTTCTGTAATTCTTCCTACTATTGAATCTACTTCATTTTTATGGTCTTTTAAAATTGGTTTGTTTGATAATGTCTGGCAGGCATTTCTCAATTCTTCTGCTATATATTTAACACCATTGTAGCTTACTGTTTCATCAACAGCCACTCCAGAGATATTTAAGAAATTACCTCCCTGACTTTGTGCTATCTCTGTTATCGTAGTTACAAATCTAAAATCATTACGTTCTTTACTTTTCTTAAGTTGGGCTGTACAAATAGCAAAAGCACTATCTCTTGACTTTCCTTGTGCCATAACTTTTTTCACACAATCTTCTAATTCTTTTGGCATTTTAATCACGAAGGGGGTATAGTTTAGTATGTATTTTTAAATCAACCTGTTTCTTTTGTTCATCTGTTAACATACTATAAGTAGTATTAAACATTTTCATAGCAAGAGCATCTCTTAAAGAAACTTCTTTTAAATTTGTTTCATAACTTTCAAAGGATTCGTCTCCTAAAGCCGCTGTGCAAACTGCTTCTGGGGACTCAACTCCTCCTTGTGCTCTGACCTTATCCACACATCTATGCCATTTAGCAGAATGTTTTTCCTTTACAAATCCTTCTTTCTCTTCTAAATATTTATAGAATGATTTCATACTCTCATCCTAGAGGTTCTACGCCTCTGCTTTTTAACTCTAATCCAATCGTTCTTGCATCTCTCTCTCTATTTGCCGCTAATGCTCTTTTGAACATCATTTTTAATTCTTCTGTTGAGATATTTTTTAATTGACCTGGATATAATTGTTCGGTGATTTCCTCTTTTTCTTGCAAGTATTCATAAAATGTACCTGGTGGACTTGGTCCGCTTGGCTTTCCGTTTGACATAGTTACATCTCCTATTTTTTAATTTTAATATATTCAAAATGTTGTCTCTGTCTGTATAATTGTTTAATATTTCCTCTATCTGTTAATGTATGATGCCTTTCTCCTATATGTGCTGCCCTCCTACCCCAGAGTTTATTTGCTGAACCTTGGAAGTATGGGTTCCTAACTGCAACTTCTTGTCCTGTTCCTTCATCAATATAATTACCAAGTTTTAAAACATCTTCTTCGTCAAGAACTAGATTTTGAGAAGTACATCTGTGAACATAATCAGTATCTCTTTTATCATACATAACTTGCTGATTGCAGTGGGGACAATATAGAATTGGCATTATGTAATAATATAAGGATAAATACTTTAAAAATATATGCTATATAGCGAATTAACGAATCTCTGTTCCATCTACGGATTTATCAAATTTTTTGATTTCTTCTATTAAATAAAGTTCCTCATCATTCTTAAATCTAATTAGTTTCTTTTCCATTTCTATGGATTTCTCTAACCATTTTGTATCAAGTTTGTGCTTTAGCTTTAGAATATCTTTCACTTCCTTAGCACTTAGTCCTGTGTACATTAAATCATCTATCTCCATCTTTATCCTCTTTTTCTATTGTTCCTAAAATCTGAGTTTCAATAAACTCTGATATCTTTCTACTTCTATCAGTAGAACATTCTCCACATACAAATCTTAGTTTACCTTTTATATTAATTCCTATAAAACCATTTCTATCTTCACAAATAAAACATATTGGTAATTTATCCATTGTATCACTCCGTTATTGGAAGCCAACTGCATCTGCATCTTGGATGTATTGGAATCTTTCCTTCTGCTTTTTCAAAAGTAAATCTTTTGTTATTTAATCCAGCGCAGACTGGACATACTCTTAAGTCCATTGATGTAGACCATTCAACTTGTCTAACAACTGGCGATTCTTTGTATGTTTGTAAAGCTCCTTCATTACTTGCTCTTATAACTTCTGTTCTGACAACATTATCTGTTTCTTCTTTCTTTTTCATAAATGGCTCTACATCTTTTGTAATTGTGGATATTGTCTTCCCTTCTTCGAATCCACTTGATAATGCTTTTTTGAATTTTGGAATATCCTTTTTCCTTAAGCTTCTAACATCCTCGAATCTTCTTCCTTTAATAAACTTCTTAATGTTATTCATAAAATTAGTAATCTTAAATCCTACAAAGCTTTCTATTACATCATATTCTATTGTTCCCTCTCTTGCTAAAGGGATTGGGTTAAACGCTTCAAATCCCTTGCCGAATGGTTTTCTAACTGGTGTTACTAATGGTTCTCCTGTAACTTCTACATTACCTGGGATTCCCATAAGTTGCCTTAGTTGATTCTCAAAGTCTGTTCTTGTTTGTTGCGTTAATACTAATGCTGGACTTAGTAGTTTTGAATATGTCTCAAGTAGTTTCTCTTTGTCTTCCTCCTCTTGTGGCCCCCACTCGAAGTCTATATCATCATTAAGGCCCAACATGGTTAAGTATGGTTTTATAATTTGTTCTTCTAACACAAGCTCTACATTTAATTGAATAGATTGTATCCTCAATTGGAATGCGTCCATCTGCACTTTTGCTAATCCTTCTGGAATACTTCCTTTTCCTAATAGAACCTCTGGAACTTGTGAACCAAATATAATCTGACCATCATAATGATTAAATACATTAAGGAACTTCTCCCCTATCCTACCCATTTCAACTACTTTCATCTCAACCAGGTCATTTGTAACAAATTCATTTCTTGCTCTTAAATGCTCTAGTTCTGCTCCAAATTGAGATAATTGGGCTGCGGAGGGTTGTATGTACTTATCTAATCTTACACCACCTATCTTTACTTGTAATGGGGAATTGGCTTTTCTATTCATAAGAAGAGCCATATCTCTTTCTAGTTTTAATTTATCATATGTTATTGTCTTTAATGGATGTATAAGACTTGTTCCGTAGGGCTCGTCAGCGACTACGTTGAACTTGAAATGTGCCATCTCATCTGGCTCAAACTCAACCTTGTTTGCTCTTCTTGATTCCTGCTGAACAAACTTTCTAACTTCTCCTTGTTCGCTTCTTGATACATATATATTCTTTGGGTCCCAGTTCTTTAATGCAGAAATAGTAAAGTTCTCAAAGTCTCCGGTCTCTACATCTATTTCTTTTTCTATGGCTTTTTCAACATAAGCATTTCCATATATAAGCATGTTTCTTATTATCTCTCTTAGTAACAAATCAAAGTTATGTTTCTCCATAAAGTTATTAATTGCTTCAACTGCTTCCTTGTCCTCTCCTTCTATGTAATACCCAGGACCTACTGCAAAATCAACCAGTTTGTCTATTACTCCTGCTATGATTGGAACGTTCTTAAAAAGTAACTCATTCTCCTTATAATCTTCAAAATGTTCAGACACTTGAGAAGGAGAGAATCTGCTTTCTTCTTCTATCTTTCCCTTTAGCTTTTCAGTAAGAGGGGCTATCAATCCAACAGCCTTGTCCAATAATATCATACTTTTGGCTGATTCCTTTACTGTAGAATCTGCCTTTGGCTTAAAAGGAAACATGCTATCTTTTATTTTTAGGACAAAGGACTATTTAAGCTTATCTAAAACGGTCCGAAAGCAGTCTTTTGAGTCTCCAAACATCTGCATACAAGAGCCAATGCATCTGGATAATCGTCATGTCCACGTTCTGGATGCTCCAATTGAAGAACACTTCTTGAGGTGTACTTATAGATTAGCTCCTGCAGTTGAAATATTAACTTTGAATGTTTTGGAAACTTTATCCTGCCTTTCTCCATGAGATTCTTAAGATTTATATACATTCTTTCCTTGGAATAAAGCGTAAAAGTAACGGGTTCTATTATTAGATTGGGCTCTTCCATAAGAACGTCAGCTACATTGCCATATCCCCCCGTCTCATCTATGTAAATGCCCTTAAAGTGCCAAACATTGTTAAGGGCTATTGTCCTGCCTATTATGTCGGTACCTGGTTTCTTACTTGTACCTATTATCTTAATTACTCTCGCATTATCCTTTGCATCCACCTCCAATATTATGTATGCTGTCTCATCGGTTCCATATCTGGCACAATCTATGCCAAGATAATAGTCCTTTTTACCGCGGGGTCTATCAACTCCCTCTATGTCCCCTATGCAACTCTTTATCAAATCTATTGGAAAGTATGCGTCAGACTCACTAAGAAACTCAGCCTCATATTCCTGTAAATATGTCATATCTGTTAGTTCTTCTTTCTTTCTTTCAAGCCATCCCTTGGCATAACAGTCCTTGTACTTGCTTGCTGGAAAATGATATCTTGAGAAATACTCCTTCTTAAAGCTCTCATAGAAAAAACCCTTCTTTCCAAAAGGTGTGGAAATCATCCACATCTTACCACCGGTGTGTGCCAGACCCGGCTCTACCGCCTCAAATACAATATCTGGAATAAAGGCTGCCTCTTCCAGAATTAGAAGGGTGGGGGAGAATCCCCTTATGGTCTCTCCCGTACGTCCGGCAGGTAAAGAATGTATCTCAGAGTTGTTCTTGAACTTTAATGTTTCTCTTGTATCCATCAATAGTTCCATGTCCAGTCCAATGGCATGGGCAAATCTTCTTATCCTTGAATAAAGGATATCACTCTGCCTCTGTGTGGAGCTGACCACCAGAATCTGCTGGTTATCTACCATGGCCTCTTTGAGTGCCTTTACTGCTATGACCTCTGTCTTACCAAGCTGTCTTCCGCTCCTGACAACTATGTACTTGTTGCTGTCATTTAATACTGAACTTTGAAACTCATAAGGCGTATTGCCTGTACAGAGTTTGAAGAAAAACTCCTCCTTAGTCGGAATCTTTTGAATCATTATAATCCTTGGTTATCTCCTTGTACGCCTTCTCAAACCTGTCCCTGAATGTTATCTCCAATGAACTGGATGCCTTGCCTTCCAAATGCAGTTCATGCCTTAGTAAGTCTATGACGTCCTTTATGGAGCCCCCCTCCTGCTCAAGTTTGGTTATCAATGCGGGAATGCTTCTTGCCAGTAGTCCCTTTATAATCTTCCTCTGCCTTAGTGCTATGTCCGTCAAGGTTTCGTCAAGTATCTTGTCCGCTCTCTCGTCAGCCTTCTTCTTCTTGGACCCCCAGTTGAACTTCTTTTTCCAAGCCCATAATGTCTGTTTACTGGGCATGTCCTTTCTATGGCTGATTGTCTCAATTCTTTCTCCCGCCTTATACAACATCAGGGCTTTCTCTTTTACTTTCTTGGGATATCCGGACATAATATCTTCTCCTTTATTTCTTTTGCCACGACCTCCATGAATTTTGGCATCACGGCATTTCCCATCATTTTTATTTTGGTGCTGTCCGTCCCTATGAATTTAAAGTCCCGGGGAAATGAACATAATATCTTTAATTCATTCAAATCCAGAAATCTGTTGTCATCCCAATGGACCAATCTGAATCCCGTAATTATCGTGGGTGCGGGTTTGTTTGGGTCTGTTTTCACGATAAACCCCGTATTTTTATAAATCTTTTTATTGGGTTTTCTTATTTTATCCGGCTTTACATTCTCCAATGCCTTTCTTATGGTAACAACATTCCTATTTGGCTCGGGGTATACCGGCTCTTTTTTTAGGTCCCTTCTCACGCCAATCCATATCAGTCTTTTTCTTGATTGCGGGACCCCGTAATATTTGCTGTCCATGAGTTTGCATCTCACGGAATAATCCAATGATTTTAAACCTGACATATATTCCAGAAACAACCCCTTCATACGCCCCTTTACCATGCCAAAAACGTTCTCTATCAAAAATACCCCGGGTCTTATCTCATCAATCAACCGTATGTTATGTTTAAAAAGGTCGTTCCTTTCATCGCATATGTTCCTTTTTCCCATCGTGGAGAATCCCTGGCACGGGGGACTTCCGTCGAGCATATCAAGTTCGCCGACTTTCAGTTTACAAAACTTAAGAATTTCTTCCCCCTTTATCGTCCTAATGTCCCTATCCCATATCGGCACATTCGGAAAATTAACATTAAAAGTCTTTATGGCGTTCTTATCAAAATCCACGGCCAAAATCTCATCAAATCCCGCATTCCTGTATCCTACGCTGCTTCCGCCGCAACCCGCAAAGAGGGATACAAGTTTTGGTGTTCCCATATCCTTATCACCGTATATCCTTTTTTTCTCAGTGTTTTTCTTATTTTTCTGTCCCTTTGTATATTCCTGCGTATCTTGGGTGCCCAGAATTTCCTGTTTGATTTTGGTATTCTAAAATGTTTTGGACAACCGTGCCAGAAACATCCGTCTATGAATATAAGCTTATTCCCCGTGATAATGTCGGGATTGCCATACATCTTTGGATGCATTCTGTGCTTTATCTTATTCCCTTTAAGCCAATTATGGGCAAGAATCTCCGGTCTGGTCCATTTTCCCCTTATTTTTGACATTATCTCGCTCCTTTTTTTCTTAGTAAATACATCTACCATCTGTAACCACACTTCGGACATTTGTTCGAGATGTCCATGGAACCCCCGTTTATCTCTTTATCGAATGGCTCCTCCTGCAATATCCCGGATATCACGGCATCTATCTCGTCGTAATCAAACCCCGTGAATCTTATAATGTCTTCTTCTCTTAATTCCCCGAATATGACGGAAAGCTTATCCAAATCCCATTTTCCCTGTATCTTATTTAGGGCTATGTTCAATGTCTTTTCCCTTTTCTCATCCAAGTCCACGACCACGACCTCGACTTCGTCCATGCCGATGTCTTTCATGGCTTTTATTCTTTGATGACCGCCCACAATTCTGTCCGTCCTTTTATTCCATATTATGGGTTCCACATATCCGAATTCCTCTATGCTTCTTTTCAGCTTGTCCATCTCATTTTTTGACATCATACGGGGATTGTATCCGCTCGATTTTAAATCAGATATTCTCTTTTTTATTATTTCCATCTTCTTCCTCCAATTTCTTTACTGCTTCTTGTGCTAAGAACTCCTCTAGGTCTTGCTTTTGTTCCATTAATTGTTCTAATACGAATCTATTCTCCTTTACAACGCTTCTCATGTGTTTTCCATTGCATTCCTGGACTTCTGTTATTGTTATTCTATATTTGTCCTCTCCCAAGTTCTCTACTGTTATGCTTTTATCAACTATCTTTGGCATTATTCCATCTCCTTAAGTACTTTAATAATATCCATGCGTCTGGATGTAATACCATATGTGGATAATTTTGTTGTTTCAAGGTAACCTATTATCTCTCCTACTGATAAACCTTTTTTATGGTATTTTGCTATTAATTTAGATAAATCCGCAATGAATTTATCCCCAAGTGTTTCTCTTAATTTCCTCATTATTTTACCCCCTTAAGTAATTCAATTGCCTTTTCCAATACTCCTATCTTAGCTTCTGTCTGTTCGATTCCCTTGTTCTTTGTTTCTATTGATTTCTCAAGAGCCTGCTTGTTCTTTATTAACCAGTTTACTACTTCATATGTTTCCATTGATTCACCTTACATATATAATGTTCCTTCTGTTACAGATGCATCCCATACATTACCTTCAAATCTTTTACCTTTTGATTCTTTCTTTATCTTTTTTACTTGTATTAACCTTATTACCATTTCATCATTGTTATTCCATTTAAACCCAATAACATCATAGACTCCATGACTTCCTGCAGCTCTTATGGTAGAAAATCCATCTTCTTCTAATTCTCTCATTAGTTTGTACTCTGCTCTTCTTCCTCTTTGATATTTCTTATTTGGCATATTATTCCTCTGTTCTCTTTGGTATCTTTATTATATCTGTTTGTTCAACTATTATATCTACTATAATCTTATGACATTTTTCGCATATTTCAGGTTCTTCAGATGTTTTTGCTTCTAGAAACATATCCTTACAAAATCTACACTCCATCATAATTAATCCTCCATTTCACAAACTTTTCCTAATGGCATCTCATGGATTTTCTTAGTTTTCTTCTTTGGAATTGCCACGTACTTTCCTATTGAGACTTCTCTCTTTTCTTTGCCTTCTCCTGTGCTTATCTCGTCCCTTGCTCCACAATAGTTGCAGACTATAACTACGTCCTCTACTAATCTACCATCTTGGGTTTTCACTTCTACATCAAACTTCTTCCCACAGGAAAAGCATTTACCTTTTAGCCTTCCCAACTTTCTCACCATTTTGTACTAGGTTCCATTCATCCATGTCGAAGTTCATTCCAATTTTGTGTCCTTCTTCACACTCATAATCTGCTTGCATTCCATCAAGAACTTTCTTTGTCATTGGTATTCCTAATTGGTCTGATTTTATCATCTTTGTATAATTAGGACTAGTTCTAACTGGTTCACCACAGATTTTTGTGTAATGCTCTTTAGTTTGGGTGTTTCCTGTATGGAAATCTCTTATAGCACAAGACCTGCAAATTGGTTTGCCTTTGGATTTTTGTTCTTTAATCCATTCTCCGACTTTAGCCATGTATTCCCTATAATCCATAATCTTATCCTCCATTCCTTTTTCAACAATCTCAGAAGAAGAAGTATTCATATCAGTAGCCATATCAGATATTTTCTCTACTGTTTTTAGTTTTAGTGCATAACTTGTAGGAATCTTTCTCTCACTTAAAGATTTTCTCTGTTGAGCCATGTATATATTAATAACTAATTAATATATAAGCTTAACTGATTATGCGAGTAGTAGGACTCGAACCCACATTACTTGGTTGGAAGCCAAGCGTGTTACATTGACACTATACTCGCAGATTAACTGTGTACATATTCAACTGGTAAAGGATATCTAGCTGCTTTCTCCTTTGCATCTTCTAATGATTCTGTCTCTAGAACCTCATATATTACTCCTTCATTTAAATCAACTACATCACATCTACCTTTGCCAATTCCTTTAAACATTGCTTCTGTAAGAAAATGATGGCCTTTTTTCTTGATATCATAACATTTCTTAAGCTTTGTTATCTCGTGAGTTAAAGAATTAGTTGTAGATATCTTTATACAGTCCAGCCATCTCTGGCTACTATGACTAAAGCACATCATTATTCTCTTTTGTTTGTCGTAGAGTTTTCTCTTACTTCGAATTTTGTACATACGTCCCACCTCCCCTTAAACTATTATTATAATAATATCTTCCAAACCTCATATTTAATTATAATTGTTATTGCTATTACTAACAATCCAAACATTACAAGTATTCTTGCCCACTTTTCAGGATTACTCATTCGTTTCACCTCCTAGTTTTTTGATTTCTTTAACTCCATCTATTCAACTTCTCAGCCATGAAGGGTTCAAGACGCTTCTTGGCTATTTCAATATATTCTTTTTTAATATCAATGCCTATCCAATTTCTGCCTAATTTTTGTGCAACAAGGCAGGTTGTTCCACTTCCAACGAATGGGTCTAGGACTATTCCACTTCTCCAGCCAGCTTCGCAGTTACATTTTGTGAAGCCAAGGGTTTTAGAAGGATTTTTATTTAACCAATTTTGTACCTTTTGCCCAGAACCATATCTTATTCCTTCTTTATATTTAAATCCAGCAATTCTTTTATCATATGGTAAAGAAGAATTGGGTCTAACTTCTGGTGGTGGTTGTGGTCTTTCCACAATCCTCTCTCTGATAAACCCACACTTTTTGCAGATTTGTTTTGGGCAACTAGACTTTATAGGTTTTATACATAGTTTTTCTGGGTATACTGCAAAGTGGGCTTCTGGGAATGGTTGGGTTGTTATACTCCAGAAGTCTCCTGGGTTCTTTCCTAAACTATTACAAGGAACATAACACTCTCCATCCCTACTTGAAACTTTAGAAGATGATAAAACCATTCCACTTCCCTTACTTTGTTTATGTTTTGATAGTGATTTACCACAACCTAAACATAATCCATTTTCATCAAAACCATTTATTTTTAAAACATCTCCTGGGTTCTTTCCTTTTGGATTATATTCTGGAATACCTAATTCTCTTAATTTATTTCTATATGCCCCTAATCTTTTTGCTACATCAAATTTACTATCTTGCTCTATGTGTTTAGAATTATATTTTTCTATATCCCCCTCTTTAAATTGTACAACATCTCCTGGGTTTTTTCCTAGTGGGTTTGGGGTACAAGTAGAAGTTAATTTTTCCATACCTTTTTTAGAAAATACTTTCTGTTGTATATTACCTGGATATTTTGCTCTTTCTATTGTTAAATTTGAATGTTTCTCCCTAATAGAATCTAAATCATAATAATATTTTCTTTGTTTGACAAAGTGGAACACGTGCTCGTAAGTTGTGTTTAATCTATCTTTCACGCTTGAAGGCATCGGGTTAGGTTTAGACCAAATAATATCATTTCGTAGAATCCAACCATCATCTTGAAGAGCGATGGCTAGACGGGAAGGCATGAGCATGAGCTGTTTTGGTTGAAGCCATGAAGATTTTTTACCATGTTTTAATTTTGTGACTTCATAAGGTGCAACATAAACCTCTTTGCATTTGCTTAAATCTGTTCCTGTTCCACCATGAGAACCATAATAAGTATCACCAACATTAAGATAAAAAGAACCAGTCTTTTTGAGAACTCTTCTTAACTCACCACATATCTCAACCATTTTTTGAATCCATAAATTAGGGTGTTCTTCCAAACCTATCTGACCTTCCACACTATAATCACGAAGTCCCCATACCTCGAGCTAAGCTCTGTAAGGGGGTGACGTCATGATGCAATCCACAAATTCGTATGGTATTTGCTTTAATATTTCTAATGTATCTCCAACGTGAAATTTATTTATCCATTTATCCATTCACTCACCACCTAGTTTTTTGATTTCTTTTTCTAAATACTGCTCCACATATTGTAAACCTGTTATATACCCCCCACAAAACTTATCACCAGTATCTACACATTCTTTATTTGCTTCCTCTTCTTTCTCACAATAATCTAAAACTTCTTTGAGGGTTTGTTTTCTCTCTTGTTTTATTCTCTTATCACAAATAGCCCAGTTCTCTTTCATTCCAGCCATCCATTCTTCACTTGTAATCTCTTTCATTCAATCATCACCATCTTCACTTTTTGAAGTGAAGTTAAGTTTTTTGATTTCTTTTTTTCCAAGATATTTCTTTTTAAGTTTTTCTAATTCCTTTAGTAAAAATAAATTTTCTTTGTTGGTGTTAGTTTTAGATAAAAAATCAAATAATATATATCCTAAGTCTTCAAAAATCTCTTTTGTTGTTTCTTGTTCTTGTTCTTTGAGTGCTTCTTCTAAAATATCATACAAATCCTGTATAGAGTCTTCTCCTGAAAGTTCACCCCAAAATTCTGGTCTATATTTTTTTGCCTTTTTCAAGGATTTTTCTATAATTTTTTCATAAACTTTTTCCATTAAGCTTCACCTTCTAGTTTTTTGATTTCTTTTTTCAGGTCTTCTAAAGATAATAATATTATTAAATCAACTTCTGGTTTGATTTGTTCTCCAAATTCTCCTATAAGTGTTTTATCCACAACATTGCTTCTACGGGTTTTAATTTCTTTATCAATCAAATCTAAAACTTCTTTGAGGGTTTGTTCTTTATGTTTTTTTAACTTCCCCCAATAATGTTTTTGGCAATATCCAATTATCATTTCTTCTTCACAATCAGTTACATCACATTTATCCATTAAGCTTCACCTTTCTCTTTCACTTAAATCTAAAGAAATAATATTTACTGCTATTATAAGTAATATTAATCCAAAAATTCTTTGATAATCAGTTATAGGAATATCTAATAATATCGTTGCTGGTAACATAAAACAAGTTGCTAACCCCATGCTAAACAACAAGGACAACCAATAGCAAAATCCTTACATTTTGTTCCATAATTCTTTTTAATATATTTTTCCAACTCTTTTTTAAGTTCTTCTTTTTTCATAGAGCTTCACCTTATTTTAGGAAATATCTCATCAAGAAATAAAGATATTTCACAATCTATCTCATCTATTTCATTTACTAATTTCTTTATTTTGGTTCTAAGGTTAAGTAATTTTTGACGTATTTCTATCCATTCATCAACATATTCTTCCTTAGACTTTTCCATTAAGCTTCACCTTTTTCTAGTTTTTTGATTTCTTTTTTTAAATCATTCCATAATTCATAATCCTGACCAAAATGTTTTCTCCAATTTTTTTCATACTTATCAATCAAATCTAAAACATCTTTGAGGGTTTGTTTTCTGACTTGATTTATAGATATTGCTTTATCAATTCTTGCTAAACAATCATTTTTTCTCATTCTGTAATACTGTTCTATTACTTCTTCACTTTTGGTTGTAATTGATACAACTCATCATAATCTTTATAATAAACTAATTTTGAATTAACACAACATCTTTCTGCTCCAATAAGACCTTGAACAGTTCTACAACTTGTGCATATCACAAGCTTCTGATTAGCTTCTACTAATTCATTCATTTCACATCACCAAGATATTTCTTTTTAAGTTTTTCAATAGTAAATCTTTTATAACCAATAACAGTTAAATCTGGGTCGCTTGGGTCTTCACTCTCATAATCACTATGTTTTTCTAAATCTTCAAAAATCTCTTTTGCTGTTTGTTTTCTCTCTTGTTTTATTGTAGCAGAACTAACAAAAATGATTTTATTATCTAAACAATCACAATCTCTATCAGTTACATCCATATCTTCGCCATAAGTCACAATTGATTTTCCATAATATTTAAAGCATTTATTACAATAACATCCTTCATCCATTCAAGCTTCACCTTCTTT